CCACTATGTTTACAATTATATTTTAAATCTTTTACATCTCCTACCCAATCACATTTAGTACATCTTGCAACTAGTTCTTGCTTTACTTCGTCATTTGTATACTTAGTAATTTTTTTAGATAGTTTTCCTTTGCTGCCACATTTTGGACAACTACCAACTGGTCTTGAAATTGTTGCCTCAGCCTCGACAAAACATAAATAAGACTCAAATCCCTGAAGGATAATGCCTTCTCCCGAACCAAAAAAATATTCCAGACGGACAATAGACCTATCTGGAATTTCTAACCAACGAGATTCATGTATAGAATTTCCACCATCAAAAGTGGAACCATCTTGAAAATAAATTTTGTAAATAGGCATGATATATTATCACCTTTCTTTTAAAATAAACTTATTAAATATAAGTAAAACGCACTGTAATTACAGGGTTCTCTATAAATGGTGTTGCGTAGGAACCAGGAATATCCCAATGGATATTAACATAAACATCAGTTGCTCCTCCAAGAGCACCTCCACCACCATTTAACAATAAAACATTCGGTGCTGCTCCACCAGCAATAGGTGTACCTGCCCAACTAGCACCAGGAGAACCTGATGTAGTCAAAACAGCTTTTAACATACTATTTGCAGGAGTACCTAAACCTAAACAATTTAAATTAGCTGTGGTATGCGTATCATCATCCCATGCTTCTAAAGTAGGTTCACTTGCTGTTGCTCCGTCAAATGCAAAACAGATAACATATTGGTAGTCTCCACTATTAGCCATAAACATTTCTTTAAGTTCACTACCAACATCTGATACATCCAATAAAAATGTATGTGCTACTTCCACTGCAGTTGTCTGGATAATTGTAGCAGCCTCATTTAATTCAGCAGTACTTGGAGTATCTTGACCATCTGCTACAGCAGCACTACCAGCAGAAAAAATAAGCTTATCATTAGCTAAATCCATCTGAATAAAATCAGTGGGGTCTGCTACTCTTGTATTATCATCTGATGTGTGATTTACATGTACTACACATGCTGTAACCATAACTTTTTACCTCCTTTAACCAGATTTGTAAAATACTATACTAAACCTAGACCAAAGATTATGCTCTGCTCCAGGTGAAATTGACTTAAGTATACAATTTGTATATGTATTATGATTAATAACTAAACTTGCTAAACCAGAACCAAAGTTTGCTGCAAGTCCATCTAAATAAATTTCTAAATCTTGTCTACGCATTTTTTTAACCCAACCATGCACAGTAATAGTTTTTAGTCCTCCACCACGTCTACGAATTATAGCTCCATCGGCTCTAGGAATTTTATGGACTTCTACCTCATTATCGGTTGATATTTCAGCCCAACAATAATCTCCAATTGCTACACCATTAAAAGAACCATTACTCATTATTTTAAATTTTCTCCTATTTCATTATTTAACGACCATCTTGAGCAGAATTTATTCTTGGCTGCCTTCTGGTATCTTTATCGGTTTTACCAGAAGTTTGATTAAATAAATCTCTTATTTGCTGTTCCTGAACAACTTGTAATTCCCTTAAATTATCCTGATTTTGCATAAGCAGCTTTGTTAAATCTATCATATCTTGAGTTAATTTGTATTGCCCTTTATCGCCCATTTTTTCAGTTAACTTAGACTTTAATCTATTTATTTCATCTGTTAGTTGCATACCTTCTGGAGTAATAACTTCACCACTAGGTCCAATAAGACCGCCTGTAATTTTTGGAATTTCGGTTCTATCTAAATCAGCTCCTGGTTTTTTATCTTTTGTTCCTAACCAATCAATTTCTTTAAGTGCTCCTGCTTTTACTTTTATATCCTGTATTGTTCTAGCCATGTCTGCTCTAAACTCTTTATTTAAGAGTCTCCAAGGTTGACTAATAGCTAACATACCCATTGCTGCTAATTTTAAAGATGGTCCTATACTCATTACCATTAAGGTTATACTTGTAAAAAGTCCTTTAACTATAGATAAGTTACCTATAAAAGTTCCTATCTTCCAAGCAAGTATACCTGCTCCAATAATTAATACTAATTTACTGATAAATAATAAAGTTGTCCCTAGCCCGATACCAAGAGCTTTTGCTAAAGTTATTTTTAATCCTAAAGCTGCCCATAAAGCATTTAAAGTAATCATTAAAAATATAATATTCATTAAACCGCCAAACATCTTTAAAATCAAAACTGTAACAATAAGCATAGGTCGTAATACATCTCGAACACCTTCTGGTAAGCTCATCCAAGCTTTAGTAATACCAGCTATTACTTTAATTAAAGTTTTTCCCAATCCTATAATAATTTCAAAAGTTTCTTTAATTATAGCACCTGCTTCTCCTTCTGTCAAAGATTTGATAAAAGCATCTATATCTCCTCTTAAATCGCTAAAGAATTTAGAAATTTCTCTAGGAGTTAATACTGCTAACCATTTTTTGAATGCCTCTGCTTGTAATTTGATTAAATTAGTTATTGGTTCTAATGCACTCTTAACACCTTCAACAATAGCTTTAAACGTACCCATTCTATTTCCAATATTTACAATATCAACAATGAAATTACGAACAGCAAATATTGCATCTGATAAAGGCTTCTTAAACTTTTCTGAAAAAGCTAAACCAAGGTCAACAATAGAAGCCATAAGGTCTCTAACCCTACCTTTAACAGTAGTCCTAAAAGCTTGGGACATATCTTCTGCTGTACCTTTTGCACCTTCTAAAGCACTTTCTAATCGGCTTATGGAATTTGCTCCAGCATTTACTAAAGCTATCATACCAGGTCCTGCCCTAAGACCAAACATTTGCATTGCTTGAGAAGCAGTCATACCAGCTTTTTGTAAATCTCTAATTATAGAAACAAATGGCTTGAGTCTACCAGAAGAATCAAGAAAAGAAACACCTAGTTCATTCATTACTTTTTTTGCTTTATTACTAGGAGCTAACAGTTGAGACAATGCTCTTCTTAAAGTGGTCCCTGCCATAGAACCTTTAATACCAGCGTTAGAAAGAACTCCTATGGCAGCTACTGTCTCCTCTATAGACATACCAGCTCCAGCAGCAACAGGAGCAACATATCTAAAAGCATTGCCAAGCTCTTGAACTGTTGTATTTGCTTTAGAAGAACCTAATGCAAGAATATCTGCTACTTTTGCTGCATCTCTAGTCTCTAAATTAAATCCTCTTAATGCAGATATAACTATATTAGAAGACTCGGCTAATTCCATATTACCAACAATAGCCAAATCGAGAGCTGGTCTAATAGAATCTAATATCTCTCTAGTATCAAAACCAGCCCTTGCTAAAATTTGCATACCTTGAGCAGCCTGAATAGCTGAAAATAGAGTTTCTCTACCAAGCTCTAAAGCAGTACTAGTCATCCTAACCATAGAATCTGATGTAGCATTCCCACCTTCTTTTAAAATAGTAAATGCTCTAACCATCTCATCTTCAAAGTCTGCACCAGTTTTAGCAGCAAGAGTAAAAGCCCCTCCCAAAGCTATAAGACTAACCTGCAATCCTCTTATTGCAATTGCACTAATTTGTCTAAAGGCTTCACTAATACCAGCTGTTAAACCTTGACTTAACAAAGAAAAGTCACGAATCAATGATGAAGCCTGTGCAAGATTAGCCCTAAGTCTTGAAGTTGTGGCTGAAATTTCTATTGATATTTCGCCTATCTTTACCACGCTTTAATTTCTCCTTATATTACAATTTCTGTCCTTCCATCTTCTCTTACCCTTTCTTCTCCCATAGCTTTAAAATCTGACATAGAAAGTTCCTCATTATTCACTAAACCTTCAGAACTGTTATCTGCATTATTTTGCTTTTCGTACCTATCTTTTATAGTCTTAAGTAATTTGGTTATTTGACCTAAATCAAGGGACTTTATATAGTCAATAGTCCAACCATATTCCCTGGCCAAAACATCTACAATCTCAGCCCAATCTATATCATAATCTGAGTCAGTCATAGAATTAACTCTTTACATCTGCAGTTTTTTTCTGACCAACTATAACCTTAATAATATCTTGAAGGTCTGCTAAGTCTACTAATTTACCTACCTTAGCCTCTTCTATTTCATTAGAGTTTTTTAAAGCAATATAAACAAGCTTTTTAATGTCCTTAAGTAACTTAACATCTACATTTGCTTCTTTATTCTCTAACTTAACCACAAGTGGCCATATCTCAATTAAATCATCAATAGGTAAAGGTAAAACAGTATATTCCTTACCATCTCTCAAAGTAAAAGATACTCCTTTTCTTTTAATAACATCTTCATTAGCCATTTTAAATATCCTCCTTTAGTGCTATATTAATCTACAATATTGCTATTAAACTTCTACGTCTTTCTTTCTCCATTCCAAGCTAGACGCAACAAAAGCGTTTTGACTTGATGTAATTTCAGCAGTAACTAATACCATATTAGTTAAAGTAACTACAATACCTCCAGCATTTGCACCAGCTTCAAGTTCCAGAGTCTCTGAAACACCAAAAGTAGGTTCAGTTGCACCATAATCTGCAGTTTCAGCTGTAACTACTAAAGATTGGTCTCCAGGAACTATATCTAAAGGATATCTATAATCCCCTCCTCTAAATTCTTGAGGATTTCCATCATATCTAACTGTAATACCAGTACAAACTCCAACGTAACTACCATCGCCACGTTTAATTTTTCCAACCGAAAATTTACGAGTTCCCATTATTTAATTCCTCCTTTTTAATATATTTGCAATAAAAGTTTTAAACACCTACTACTAAAACAATTACATGGTCGCTTGAACATGCCTGGTCATCAATAGTTATAACATTAGTTGACAATGTAACAGTATATTCTGTTCCATCTGATAAATCTATAACTACTGCAACATTAACAGTATCTAGTTCATCAACTGTTATAGTATCTGTATCACTGATACTAGTAACTTCTAGCGTGACATGCTTTTTTAAATTAGTAATCGTTTGTCCTTGACCTGCTTTTATTATATTATAAGTTTGGTCTGCCATTTCTTATTCCTCCTTCTTTAAAAGATTTATAGATTTCCACCATGACCAGCCATAACCACATCAAAAGTCAATACCCTATGAAAAACCTTCGTATCGTCTTCCCATATAGGAATATTATTCGATTTCCATAATTGATAAACTATTGGGTCATTTGTTAAATACGATTTTTTATCTATGTTAAGCAGAATTTGTTTTGCTATTAATCCAGCAGTAGTTCTGCATTCTGAGCCTTTTGTCCATATGTTTATTCTCAAATCTGGATAATAATCATCTGTTAAAGAATCCGTTGGCCCATCAGAAACTTCTATAGTTATTTGCGGATAATCATTTTCCGTATTTCCAACCAAAGCTCCTTCCATATGTATCCTACTACCAACATATGCAGTGATAGTAGAATCAGCTAATAGTTCATTTCTTATTAATTTAATTAAATCTAACATAAGTTACCTCTATAAAGTAGTTTCTGTAACACCTGATGGTCCTTGCTTAGTCATTGCTCCACCACCATAATATTTCCCAACAGCTGCTTTTTGTATAGCTGTTTCCATAGCCCTCTTAAACTTATCTCGCATCTTTAGTTTATTCTTATTAAAAGCTGGAATCATAAAAGGGTGTGCTCTATTCCTAATAGTTCCAAATTCCTGAAAAATACTGTATCTAGCACTACTCCTAACTCTACCAATAATAACAACTCCTCTTATTTTACTAATAACTCTTCCAGTAATATGGTCACGTAAATAACCTGTATCAACTGGTGCAAAATATTTAGCATCTGAAATAAAATCATTTATAACCTCAAACATCTTCTGACCTAATTCATTATAGGCTATGTCATTAAATGCTTGAATTTTATTTATTGTTTCTCCAACGCCTTTTATATTAACTTTTACTTCCATTAAAGATTATCCACCCTCGTCATATAAATTTGTAAATGATGCAGTTTATCTCTATCAAACAGCTCATCTACTAACAAAACTAAATATTCCCTAGTTCCTATTACAATTGTATCATTTGGTCTAACATCCTCGCCAGGACATGTAAAAGCCAAATAATCTGATATTACTTCTCCACCCTGAGCTTGAACTATAAAACCATCAGCACCTCCCCTTCTTCTAGGGTCAACTCTTATTTTTAAAGAAGAATTAACCACTGGTGCTGTAGGATAAGTTAAAATTACTTCGCCATATTCATTAACTTTTTTAACAGCTTCATCGGAATCCCAAGGTCTCTTTAATATTGCTATCTGATTCAATAAAGCTTCAAAATTAGCATCACAAGGAGATTTCACAATTGCTTGTACTGTAAATTGAGAATATAATTTTTTACTTGCGTCAACCATTATTTAATTTTAATTTCCTTCTTTATTATATTTATAACTGGTTTTAAATTTCCTTCCTCTTTTAAAGAAAGTTCTAACCAAATATCTTTACTAAGTTTTTTAAATATCTTTCTTGCAACCATTGTTGCACATGAATTGTTTGGGTCAAATAAAAAATCGTCAGTTTGCCAAAAAACTGTCTTTGAATTCTTTCTAGCAGATAATGTGTATAGCTTATTTTTATAAGTCATCTGTAACTGTAAAGAAGTTATATCATCAGACCAGTTTTTTCTAAATGAAACGTCATTACTATCCCAATTAGAAGTAATTGTCTTGCCATCTGCTTTATGCATTATCCAGCGTATTCCCATTAAAAAATCCTCATAGGCACAAGCTTATGAGGTTATTCCTACATCCACTTGTAGCCTAATTTACATAACCCAAATATCTTCAACGACTTGTGATTATTTTGGCCCAAATATGTATTAATTTAGGTCCTTCTACTTATATTATACAACAAAAAAGAGCAATTGGGAAATTTTATTTTAAAATTTTTTAACTGGTATATGAATATTTCATTAAAAAATCGAATTGTCTAACTCCTGGCATATCTTCATCAGAGGGTACTGCAATCTTTAATTTTATATGAGCTTCACCACTAACCCCTATATCATCTGGATTAGTACCTCCTGCAGAAGTATCATCTAATGCTACTGCATTTGCTTCTTCATCCATTTGACCAGTTTTTAAATTATATTCAAATGTATCATCATGATTTACATCTATCAATAAACCTTCAGATGAATCGTCATCTCCCCAATCTTTTAATTCACTAAAATCTAATGCAGCAGTTTGTCCACCTTCGTATGTTCCAGAAAATTGTTCACAATAGAATTTGCAATCAGTTATTTCATTATTCCCATCATGGCTTATATAGATATCTTCTGGTAATGTTTCTTTTCCATTTGCAACATTTCCATGATTTATTCCAGAATTACTGCCTTCAAGATGGTCAGCTATAGCTTGACCGCTTAAAATTCTGCTAAAAGTTACAGAAACTACCATTAAACTGCCCTCATTTTTCTTGTCCTATAAATCCTAAGAACATTCTTAACACTTAATACGTCTTCCTCTAATCTATCTGCTACTCTCTGTGCATCCTGTATTTGGTCCTGTACGGAACTTCTAGCACTTTCTCTATATCGGTATTCGCCAATTTCTTCTTCAATTACATTACCAAATGATATAGCTCCCGAATTAACTAAACTTGTAAAAGCAATTTGACTAGCAATTACAGTAGCAGCCCATGAAATCTCGTCAGGAACTGAAGAATATCCATATCTATAAGTTACTTCTACAGACTGTCTTCCTTTTACAAATGCTCCTACATTATATATATTACCTAAAAAATCATCTGCAAATTTGATAATACCTTCTTCCTCATAAACCAAATAATCAGCTGTATCTACTACTTCACCATCATTTTTTAATTCTGTTACAGATATAACTGGAAAATGGTCAAGGAATATCTGTGTAACGCCAGATTTTTCTATATCCTTTTTCTCAACGGTAGCAACTTCACCAAATATAGCATTAGTATAAAGCTCTATATAAGCACTGGCCCAATCAATCCAATCTTCTTGTATATTACTAACATCCACGCCTAAATAATCTGCTACTTTTTGTACAGTAGTATAATCTCTGGTTGCAGTACCAGCTTCTATAATAACTTCAGCAGTTTCATTAGCTTCTGCATATTCTCCATCAACTGTAGCTTCATACTCGATAGTATACTCCCCTAAATCAGCATCACTTGGTATAGACCACTTATAAAAATACAAAGTTTCTATAGCATGAGTAAGTAAAGCTTCATTTACATCCGTTACTAAACTACCACCACTATCTATATGCCTAATAGTTATTTTAGGGTCTACTACACTAGAAGGCTCTTTACCTTCCAAAGTAAGAAAGTTAACATATAGAGTTGCAGTTTTGTTTCTTTGATATTTCATATTTCCCATAGTTTACTCCACTTGTATAGTAAAATTGCTCTCAGCGTATTCTCCATCAACTGTGGCTTCACATTCCACATTATATTCTCCTAAAAAAGCTGAAGCAGATATAGCCCATTTATAATAATAAGTATTTTCAGCTGCCAAAGTCATAGCTGCTTCATCTATGTCTGTTACAACCTGATTTAACTCATCAACATGCCTTATAGTTACTTTTGGGTCTACTATCGTAGTTGGCTCTTTATCTTCCAACGTGACAAAACTACAATAAATAGTTGCTGTTTCTCCTCTGTTATATGCCATAATTTATCATCTCCCAATCTATTAATTAAATAAGATTTAACTTCTTGGCAATTATTTCAAGTAAATCATCTTTTTCTGACTGGCTTAAAGAAGATATTTTTCTTCCTTTATATTTTTTTAAATCTTTTAATTTTTTCTTCTGCTCTTCATTAATAAGTCTTTTAATCATTATAATT